AAAAATTCTTTATATTTAATAAATTAATAAAAGGTAATAGATGAGTATATACGATGAAAAGGCGGCGCGTCCGGAACTGCCTATCGAAGAAAATAAAGGAAATGGCTCATTATATGAAGCCTTGCATAATCAATTAGCAACATTAGTTGATTATAATGATTCGATAATATTTCTTAATGATGAGATAAATGATAATACATTGACAGATTTAATTATTCGTATGCGTAGTTTATTACAAAACCGCGAAGATAAAAAGGCACCTGTTAATTTAATGATAAATTCACCAGGTGGTGACGTTCATGAAATGTTAGGAATTATTGACTATATCGAATCTTTAGAAGTACCAGTAAATACGATTTGTAGAGGTAGAGCCTTTTCAGCAGCAGCAATTATATTAGCATGTGGTACTGGGTCACGGATGATGAGTAAACGATCGACTGTAATGTTTCATCAATCATCAAGTTTCTTAGGTGGCAAGATGAGCGATATATCGGCGTATTTAGATAATGTCAAGAATATAGAAAAGACTATATATGATATATTAGCAGATAAAACAAATAAAGATCAGGTATGGTGGAAAGATAATATGAAATCAGATTTATATTTAACCGCGGAACAATTAAAAGAATATAACGTAATTGATACAATAATATGAAATTAACAGCTGACCAAATAGCACAAAATTGGGACGAATTATTAAACGTCATTAAAACAGAATTTACAGGAACACGTAAAGATAAGTTATTATCAATGTATACTGATATGGAAGATAGAATGGCATTAGCGCCGGCTTCTTCTTATAGCCACTTTCATAATGCCTTTCCAGGAGGATATGTAGAACATGTATTACGCGTAATTAAATGTGCAAAAAAAGTATATACATTATGGACAGATATGGAAGCAGATATGTCCGGCTATACACATGAAGAGCTTATCTTTACTGCGTTAAATCATGATATTGGTAAAATGGGATTTCCTGGTGATGGTAATGAGATATATCAAATTAATGATTCTGAATGGCATAGGAAGAACCAAGGTAGAGAATATAAGATTAATCCTAATAACCCATTTACATTAGTAAATGATTTATCTATTTGGTTATTGCAACATTATGGAATAGAAATATCCTGGAATGAAATGTTAGGTATTAAATTAACAGACGGATTATATGACGATTCAAATAAACCATATTTCATATCTAGATCATCAGATGCTAAATTAAAAACAAATTTAGGATATATAATGCACCAAGCCGATGGCATGGCTGCCAGAATTGAATATGAGCGTTGGAATAATAATAAACCAATTACTACAAATGCTCCCAAAAAGAAAATAACTAGCCCGCAGACACAAATTAATGCTAATAAAATGTTTAACGACTTATTCGGAGAATAATATGGTAACAACTATTATAATATTATCAGTACTATTAATTACTTCGGTATTGATAAATTTCAATCAAATCCGAAAACAAGAAGCACATGAAGAATATATAGATGAGTTAGAAAATTCTAATACAGAATATTATCAATTTTTCAATACATTAAAATCACGTATGAATGAATCTAATTCTAAATTAAAACAAATCGATAGATTAGGTTCATTTGAAGCGGATGATGAAACTGGGTTTATATTTACCGAGTTACGTGATATTATAGATGATCTTAATAAAGGATTTTAATGGAAGAGCTGAGCCCTGTTGATAAATTTTACGAATGGCTAGCCGCAGAAGAAGCGGATATTGAAGCTAACGGTCCTAAAAAACGTAGAGGACGAAAGCCAACTAAAAATATGTATTTTACATATATGACAGATAAAGCAATTGTTGCTTATAATAATGAATCTAGTTATGCAAAGCGAAATAAAGTATTTCGCGAACATATTAATTATCCATTTAATAAATTAGTTGAAAATATATATCATACATTTCGATTTTCATATTTCGATGTACCATATGAAGATATTAAAGCCGAGGTAGTAGCCTTTTTAACAGAAAAAATTGGAAAATACCAAGAAGGTAAAGGAAAAGCTTTTTCTTATTTTTCTATAGTTGCTAAAAATTATCTTATTATACAAAATAACTCAAATTATGCTAAAATGAAATTGCGGACTGATACTACTGAAATCGATGGTAATAGAAATGTTACTGCCGAAGTAGCATTATCTGATCATCAAGACTCGTTACGAGATTTTACCAATTTATGGGTTGATTGGTATGATAAAAATATGAATACAATTTTTTATAATAAACGTGATATTATAGTAGCTGATACAATTCTAGAATTGTTCCGGATTCGTGAAAATATAGAAAACTTTAATAAAAAGGCGTTATATATTTTAATACGAGAACGTACAGGCCTTAAAACTCAGAATATTACTAAAGTATTAAATATCATGAAACGTGATTATATGAAAATGTATGCAGTATACCGTAAGTCCGGCCATATAATCAATATAATTAATTAATCCTTATATTTATATAAAAGGATTATCATGAGTGCAGAATTCGAGTTATTTAATGGAACAAATTTTTCTGATTTGATGCGTGATATATATCATAACTCGAAAAAGAAAGATAGACAAATACAAGGCCTTATTAAAGAATTACAGCCATTAATAAAAAATACCGGCGATGCCACTGTATTAGTTCCTATGATAAAAGATTATTTAGAAATATCTGTAAAAAATGATGATGCCTTAGTTAAATTAGCAGCAGTTGTGCAACGGCTAGTATCAGCTAGTAATAAAGAATCGGAAGATAATGAGTTCGGTTTATCTGATGAAGAACGTCGACGATTATTAGAAGAAGCCGAATCAGAAGTTAAAAAATTGCAAGCAAATAGCAAGGAACTGGATAGTGAACAACATCAATCTACAGATAGGTCAAGTAATACAGACCTCGAATCCAACTCAGTTTGATCAATTTACCGATAATCGTGATATAGAATTATCTCCAGGGACTATTCGTGTACGAATAAGTACTGGTAAACGAGCCGTTGATGTAAATGCAATACCTGCTAATGCCAGTTATTTAAATATACCGTTATACGGAGAACAAGTAATAGTATTCAGTGCAATATCTGGTAATTCTGAAAATAAGAAACAAGCTCAATATTACTATTTTTCAGCGATAAATGTCCATGGACAATTAAATAATAATATATTACCATTTATTAATGATACACGGCCTCAGATTAATAATTATTTACAATCTGGTATTAAATCTACTATTAAAGCCAAAACTCCGGAACAATTATCTTTCGAGCCACGTAATATTGTTACAATACAACCGTACCAAGGAGATACAATCTTACAAGATCGTTTTGGCTCTGTGTTACGATTCTCTAGTACGCATAAAAATTTATCTTCATATTCTCAAAAACCGATATGGCAAGGTAAAACTGCCGGCGATCCATTTATATCATTAACATGTGGTATCGATGGTACTCGCAAGTCAGGTTATTTTACAATAGAAAATCCAGATAAAGATTCAAGTTTAATTTATTTATCATCAACACAAAAAATAAATAATTTAAAATTAGCACAACGTAAAATAGGTTTACAAACTAAATCATTAACATCATATACAAATCCTCAAGTAATTATATCATCTAATCGATTAATATTTAATGCACGAGAAGATGAATTAGTATTAGTATCTAAAAAAGATATTAAACTAGCAACTCCAAATTGGTCTGTAGATGTGGATAATTTAGTAACTCAATTAGAAGCATTAGTAACTGCCATAACACAAATGACACACCCTACAGGAGTAGGACCATCCGGGCCACCTATAAACATTGCAGATTTTACAAAAATATTAACAGAAATAAAACGGATGAAACAATAATGCATAAACCATCATGGCTTTCAGCTGAGCTTCAAGGAATGATAGATAATAATAGTCCATTAAATGGTCTAAAATTAGGTATTACATTAGCTAAATTCTCATTAACTATTATTCCTCCCACATTAGGCGCGGCTACAGGAATTATCCCTGCCATGCATGCATATAATTCGGCGTGGCGATATGGTAAAGTTAAAGGTATTGAAGATGCGGTAAATGTATTTGCAAAACAAAATGCAAATGGAATGTCGCCTATATCTGCTGGATTATTTACTGGAATCGCTCCTCCTCCACTTAAAGGCACTCAACCATTATATGCTGCTACTGTCGTTTTAAAAAAAGATAAAAAATTTTTATGTGATGCATTAGCAAAGGCTATATACATAAATTGGACTTTAGGTAAATCAATTTTTACACCATTTGGAACTACTATACCGACATGGAATATTCCATTTCTTTCAAAGAAAATTAAAGATGAAGCAAAGGACCAAGGCATAGATATACCACAAATTATGTTACAAGCTAAATCTGCAATGCAACAATCGATATCAAAGGCTAGTCGTGAAATTGAATTATATGATGTAGAAGAATACCAAAAACGTACTAGTCAATTCGACTAATTTATTAATGTAACATATTTATTAAAAAGGATAATACTATGGGCTCAAAATCATTTGTAAAGTTATTACGAAAAATTATTAGAGAAGAAGTTCAGACCGCAGTACGCCAAGTATTGACTGAACAAAAAACTAATCACAAACAAGTTATCGAACATGGAATGAATTTATCACATGTTACAGAAAATCCAATGCCTAATCGTCCGGTGGCTAAAAAACAATTCACAAAAAATTCTATGTTAAATGATCTGTTAAATGAGACGGCTGCTTTGCCGGCTGCACCGGAAATGGCAGAATGGAGTACAATGAATTTTAAATCGGAAATGGCAGATGCATTTGGAATGCCTGATAGAAATCAGCCATTAGCTACAACAGGAATTAATGGAGAAGCTGTTAATATGTCAAATGAAAATGTTGCTTCAACTGTAAATGCAATGACAAAAGATTATTCTGCTTTAATGAAAGCAATTGATAAAAAGAAAAAGATTAGATAGTGGCTAGACCGATTTATAAATATCAACCTATTAATAATACACCTGATGTAGCTATTGGAATATCATTACCATTTAACAATTCTAGTAAACGTCGGTCAGTTGAAAGCCATTATATGTCGAGTAGTCTAGATGGAACAGCCGTGTTTAATTTGACGTATACTACTGAAGAGCAAGTTATATCAAATTTAAAAAATTTACTGTTAACTCGCAAAGGCGAAAGATATATGCAACCGGAATTCGGTACAGATATTTATAATATGTTATTTGAAAATAATACTAACGATGTAAAATCTAGATTAAAGGATAATATAACAAAAGATATCGAATATTGGTTGCCTTATATTACAATTAATGATATAGAAATGGTTACTAGTAAAGACGGTCATATGTTAACGATAGCGTTAAAATTTCAAATAACTAATATAGGAACTAATTTAGTTATTAATATCATTGCTTCTGAAAATACATTTACCATATCCGATGCGGTATTAGATACTACATTAGAGTTACGTCAAATTAGTAATGGATATTAAGGAAAGGTTAGCTTATGAGTAACTTAGTTAAGAAAGATGTAAAATATTTAAATAAAGATTTTGCCCAGTTTAGACAAAATTTAATAAACTTTGCAAAAAATTATTACCCGGATACATACCAAGATTTTAATGAATCATCTCCTGGTATGATGTTTATTGAAATGGCATCATATATTGGGGATGTATTATCATATTATACAGATACATCTTTCCGCGAATCATTGTTATCTACTGCACGTGAAGATTCTAATATATTAATGTTATCAAATTTATTTGGATATAAGCCTAAATTAAATTCTCCGGCTAAATGTAAATTAGATGTATTTCAGCTAGTAATTGCATCCGGAACTGGGGCAAGTGCAACACCAGATATGGCTCATGCACTTACTATTGGTAGTGATGCAGAATTAGAAAGCGAAGAAGGTATTATATTTAGAACATTAGCACCAGTTGATTTTAATTCAGATCCGGATATATCTGTATATGAAATAGATGTATCAGGTAACGTTGCTAGATATTTGTTAAAAAAACAAGTAACTGTAGAGTCTGGTCAAATTAAAACTTTAACGTTATCGTACAAAGACCCAAAGCCATATGATAAAATAGTATTACCGGAATCAGATGTTATTAATATTATAGACATTACTGATTCGGCGGGAAATAATTGGTATGAAGTTGATTATTTAGCTCAAGATACTGTATTTGAAGATATCGCAAATATTCCATTTAATGATCCGGAGTTATCGGAACACCGATCATCGGTACCATATATTTTAAAATTACGTAAAACGCCTAGGCGGTTTATTACTAGATTACGCGAAGATAATCGATTAGAAATATGTTTCGGTTCGGGAATATCATCGGATCAAGATGAAGAAATTATTCCAAATCCAAAAAATGTAGGGCAAGGGTTAGAATATTTAAAACGTATTACTAGTGATTCAATTGACCCATCTAATTTTTTATATACCAGTACTTATGGCTTAGCTCCTTCAAATACCACATTGACTATACGATACACTATAGGTGGGAGTATTTCTGATAATGTCTCGATAAATTCTATAACAAAAATAAATAATATTACATATTTAAATGATAATGGAACTGTTAACCTTTCGGACGCAAAAGCATCTGTAGCAGTTACAAATTCAGAACCGGCAGTTGGTGGGAAAACAAAACAAGATATTGAAGGTATTAGACAAAATGCCATGGCAGCCTTTGCTGCTCAGAATCGTATAATTACTAAAGAAGATTATATTGCAAGGGTATATGCAATGCCATCAAAATATGGATCAGTATCTAAAGCATATATTACAGCAGATACTCAAATAAATACAAATGATAAAACATACCCAGCAGAGACGTTACAGAATCCATTGGCATTGAATTTGTATTTATTATCTAGAAATTCTACAGGAAATTTTATTGAACCTAATTCAGCATTAAAAGAGAATATAAGAACTTATATATCTCAATATCGTATGCTAACCGATGCAATAAATATAAAATCTGCATTTGTTATTAATATTGCAGTAGATTTTGAAATCATAACTAGACCTAATCAAAATAGTAATGAAGTAATATTAAAATGTATAGACCGATTAAAAACGTTATTATCAAATGATAGAATGCAAATCAATGGTTCCGTAGATATATCATCGATGATGTCTGAATTAGATAAAATTGATGGGGTACAAAGTGTTGTTAATTTTGAATTTACAAATAAGACAGGCGGATCTTATTCACCAAATGTTTACAATATAAAATCCGCTATTAAAAATAATATTTTATATCCATCATTAGATCCATGTATATTTGAAATAAAATATCCTAATTCTGATATAAGAGGGCGAGTTGTTAAAGTTTAAGGAATTAAATGTATAGAATATTTTACGCAGAAAGGAACACTACTTTATTTGAAAGGATGCCAAATCAAAATACTGGTATCGATCAAATTTTAGAACTTACAAAAATACAATCCGGTTCTATTATAGACGGGCGGTACCAATCAAATACATATAATACAAGATTGTTAATCGATTTTGGTTCGGAAATTAATACTCTTGCAGCTGCAGTTAATAATGGTAATATACCTCCAATCGGTAATAGTGTTGGTTCTGCATCGGTATATTTATCATTAAAATCATCTGATGCGTCAGATTTAATTCACCGATATAATATAAAGGCATTCCCAATATCAGAATCATGGTCACATGGTCAAGGATATAAAAATGATATACCAAAGACTACAAAAGGCGCATCATGGTATTTTCGTAACTCGAAAGACGTAACTACATATTGGAATACGACTAATGGCCATAGCAGCAATCAACGTGGATTATCAGAAAAAACTAACGGTGGTGGTTCATGGATTACCGGATCATCGTATGAAGCATCACAGTCGTTTTATAATGAAATACCTGATATACGTATAAATGTATCTGACATCGTAGATAATTGGGTTAAAGGTAATATACTTAATAATGGATTTATTATTAAACGTCCTTATTCGGATGAAATATCCGGTGAATCATTGGGAGATATTAAATTTTTCGGCCGCGACTCTCATACAATATTTGTTCCTAAATTGGAAGTAACATGGGATAATACTGCATTTGCTAATACTAGTTCGGCGGAAATTTCATCAGATACATATGTACCATATTTTAAAAATATAAAATCAGAATATAGAACGTCAGAAATTGCAAAATTTCGAATAGGAGTTCGTCCAGAGTTCCCACCACGTACATATGTTACATCATCATTTTATTTAACCGGAGAAAGATTACCAACTTCCTCATATTATAGCATAATAGATTCTGTAACGAATGAAATAATCGTTGCATATGATACTTTAGGTACTCGAATTGATTGTGATGTGAATGGTAGTTTCTTTAAATTACGAATGGATTCGTTCATGCCAGAGCGCCATTATAAAATACAATTAAAAATAGAAAGAGATAATGGCGATGATGTACAAACATTTGATGATTTTTATTTTAAGGTTGTTAACTAATGATAGATCGTTCCAAATATAAAAAATATGATTTAAACCAAACTAAAGAATCTGGTAAAATTGATTCTGCATTTGATTATTTCGTCGAAACTGATGATACAGAACTTATAGAAGATGAATTCATTTCTAATGTCAAAATATCTGGTGATTATCATGACATGATGTTAAAAGAAGATATAGAAATTGCCTTTCAGTCTGCAGAAAATGAGCCGGTAATAATTCCTAATTATGAAACATTGGAAGTTATGTTAATTGAACGTGGATTGACTTATGATGCAATACGTGTTCAAACAAATATAGATGATTTTATATATAATAATTTATATTCGTTAGATGATAGGTCGGGAGAATATAGCAATGTTATTAGATTTCAAAGCGGTTATAGACCAGCCTTTCCATTTGTAAGAGATCCTGGAGATTATATAAGAAATTTGAATAGTACTTCTGGCAGATATTATAATGGAATCGTATTTCAGAAACAAACATGGGAAGAAAAACTTCGTGCACGATATGAAGGAAATATAATTGTTTTAAATAATAGAAGTTATGAGAATGCAATTGAATCTATACGCATGATGATTTATGGTGATTGGAGAGCAGTTGCTTTCGAAGGAAGTTGGGGCGGAGCTTATCCGGCAATAAAAACATTAGTATATTATGATCAAATAAACGGGTTAGGATTAGATTATAACCCTGATGTTGATCCATGGGAAGATAATTCAGTATTAAATGTAATGATTGATGAAGGAGTAATTACCGATCTTCAAGGTGATGGCTTAGATGATGAACCGATATGGAATGATTTTGATCATTATTCATGGCGCGATTCTGGGAAAACTGGAGCTAATATGGATGGTTCTGGAAGAAGATACCAACGATATATTGATACAACAAATAACGAAGTATTTAATTTAGAATATATGCAACCATATGAGCCGGCTGGTTCGGAGTTGTATTATAATGAGTATGGCGGATGGCAGCAAATACAGGAGTAAATATAGGAAAGTCGTTAGCAAAAGCACGACAGAAAGCAAGAAATACAGTAAAACGTATGACTCGACCGTTAGTTAAGGATGGTACTGTAGAAGTACATTACTTTACTCCCGGAGAAAATCCTCGTTATATTGTTGGTGGCGTGATATCACAAGGTTATAAATTTAATACTGACAAAATTTTAATCGACCATACTGAAGTTTTAGAAACATTTAACATACGTCGTGGTAATTTTAATGCATCAGTTAATATCCATAATCCAATATTAGGATCAGAAGTTTTTCCAATGATATATCTTAAAGAGATATCTCCTGATCGACGCGAATTAAGATTTGAACATGTAGAAGTTGATAATCCAGAAGATCATGATGACATGTTAGAAGATTTTGTAGACGCTGTTAATAGTGGTATGGAATTAGTAATAAATTTTGGACAAGATCAGCTTTTCAGAATTATCAATGAAAAATTATTTGGAGAAGACGATGATTTAGTTGTACGTTTATTAGATCCTTTGCCAGATGATATTGAAGAAGAATCAACCGCATGGATTGTTAACGAATTATCTGATTCGTTTGATGATAATGATATATCGGTTTTTGGAGAAAGTGAGTTAAATAATTTAAATGAATTACGTGGTCCTAATTTTGAAATTGAAACATCGTATGGTACAATAACAGAAACAGATTTTAAATCATGGAATACATTGTTAGATGCCAATACTTCGACATCTCAAAATGTAATTGACAGTATATTTTCAGGATCGTTATCCGGCGTTAAGTTAGGTATCGATTATTCCGGATTTAACAATTTTATATATTTTTCATCTGCAAAAGAACGCGTTGCAAATTTTAAATATAAAAAAGAATTAATTGAGTATTATGATACACGTTTAAACGTATTAAATGACGCAACTGGTACGGATTCTACTTCTTTACAAAATAATATCACTATAAATACTTCACGTAAAAATGATATCATAGGATCATTTGATGCATTTGAATATTGGTTATATAATGAATCAACATCAAGTTTATTCACAGAACATGATCTATATAAATCAGAAGAATATGAAATAGAAGGTGGGAGAATAGGAGCTCAAGCATATCGTGTTCAACCATGGCCAAAATATTTATCAAATGGTAAATATGTATTACATCATAGTACATCGTCATTAGCAACATCATGGTATTCTGGTGTATACGCAACTGCTTCATTATATGACTTTGAAAATCCTAATAATTTAGCTACGACTATTCCAGAACATATACGGAATGATGAAAATAACTTACAGTATGAATTATTTGTTAACATGATTGGTCATCATTATGATATCATATATTCATATATTGATAATTTAGCTAAATTATATAAATTAGAAGAACATCCTACGTTAGGACAAAGTAAAGATACATTGTATGAAATTGCATCTTCATTAGGTTGGTCATTAACTGATGGTAACCAAGCTTCTGCTTTATGGCAATATAAATTAGGTGTTAATTCCGGGTCAGGTGCTTACCAATCAACTGGATCGTTATTTTCGAAGTCTGATGAAGATATAACAACAGAAGTATGGCGTAGAATTGTTAATAATTTACCATATTTACTTAAATCTAAAGGTACTGCGAGGTCAGTTAAAGCGTTGATGAATACATATGGTATTCCGCAGACTTTACTTTCTATACGAGAATATGGTGGTCCGAATGTATCTGGAGAATCTCCTGTTTTAATAGAAGACCGATTTAATTATGCATTACAAATTAATGAAAATGCATATATTAAAGTTCCATCAACTAGTAATACTATACGTACACGTGAAATTCGATTTAAGCCGGCCATCAAAGATGATATGGCATTAATGTCATATTACAATGGCTCTAATACTAAATTTCATATAGCTGTTTTATATACAGGTTCATATTCTGGAAGTGATTCTTATGGTCGTATTGCAATAGCAGATAGCGCCGGCAGTTCTACTACAAGTTTTCTTCCATTATTCGATGGTGAGTTTTGGAATCTTAAATGGACTACTTCTGTTGGCGATGATAATGCGGTTACAGTACAAAAAGCCTCAGATTATATCACTGGCAAAGTGATTCATTCTGGATCTACAGGTAATATTGAAGAACCTATTGATGGAGGATCTGGAGAAGTATTTATTGGTGGTAAGTTAGGAACATCAAACGTTGATACACAAATTAATAATCTGTCAGATACTAGTATTACTACATTTAGTGGTTCAATACAAGAATATCGTGAATGGTTTGAAACAATTAATGATACGACATTTGACTTACATACATTGAATCCTAGTTCATATGTATCATCTTTAAGTCCTACTGCATCATATGATCAATTACATAGACATTTACCGTTAGGTACTGATTTAGATGCAATTGATTATTCTACTAACGGCACAAAAATTATAAGTAAACATCCGGCTTCCGGAAGTAATACGTTACATGGTGGTGAAGCAATAGTTAACGGATTTATTACGCCGGCAAATTCTGAACGTGGAAATTTTGAACCTGTAGAAGAAACGTATTATATTCAAGGTATATCTTTAGGTGGTAATGTTCCAAGATCACAGAAAATACGAATAGAAGATAATGAATTAGTTAGAAATTTATCTCCTACAAATACTGCAGAGAAGTCTAGATTTGATCGCGCTCCAATTGATACAAATCGATTAGGTTTATTTTATTCAATGGCTGATCAAATTAACAAAGAAATTTTCAATCAAATTGGCGATGTTGAATTAGATGATTATATAGGAGATCCAAGTGATCAATACGAATCTATATATCCAGGTTTAGAAAATTTTGCAAATGAATATTGGAAAAAATATACAAATCGTAATGATATAAATGCATTTATACGTATATTTAGTCAATTTGATTTTTCGTTATTTACTCAAATAAAACAATTATTACCTGAACGTGTAGATGAAGCAATGGGGTTATTGGTTGAACCACATGCATTAGAACGAACTAAAATACAAGTAATAAAACCTATAACATATACAAATCCGCAATATGATGTAGTAATTCCTGGTTTACAACCTACTGCTAGTGCTGATTATAAAAATTATGAAGCAAATATTTCAATAAATGAAAATGTATTATCTATGCAATCATTATATCAAACAGCATCAAATGGTTATATAGATAATAATTATTTATTTAATATAAATGTAACAAATACCGGTAGTATGACCGGATCGGTAAATGAAGGTTTTGTTTTAAACTCTAGAGTTAGTAGTATATTTAATACAGAAAAGTTTTTTTATAGTTCAGTTATAAGTCAATCAATTGGACAATATTATAGTCGATCATTTACGGCCGCATCATATCGCGATGATAAATTTATTATGACAGAAAATCAAAGATTTGATGGTATGCAACTTACGGCTCCTGGAATTAATCAAAATTCAGCATATCCACAATTAAATTTTGAACCAATAGTTCAAGTATTTGCAGTGAATCCAAATCAATTAATTTATAATGAAACGCCGGCACCGAATCAACAAGGTACGTTACGTGTACAGTAAATTTACCTATAAGCATATTTATTAAAAAGTAGGATAAGATATGGGATATTTAAATAATAGTTCGATAACAATTGATGCAATTCTTACCAAAAAAGGTAGAGAGTTGTTAGCACGAGGACGTGATGAATTTAAAATTACGCAATTTGCGTTAGCAGATGATGAAATAGATTATGATTTATATAATCCAGAGCATCCATTAGGGTCCGCATATTATGGTGCCGCAATTGAAAATATGCCTATATTAGAAGCTTTGCCGGATGAAACTCAAACTATGAAATATAAGTTAGTAACTTTACCAAAAGGAACTGCCCGAATTCCAGTTGTATCACTTGGCCAATCATCAATAACATTACAAGCAAACCAATCATCTATCTTATCACCCGATACTGTTAATTTTTCTGGTGGTAATAGACAATTTGGATATACAGCAATTTTATCGGATTCTGATGTAGCTGAATTGAGAGTTACTCAAGCAATTGGTCGACAAGGTGCAGCCGCATCTATACCTCAATTTATTGGTGATTCTGAATCAGCCCAGAGTATTAGTCTTCAAGGAGTTGAATTTGAAGTGATTGCAAAAGAACAATATGATACAGATAAAACTGCGACGTTAGTAATTATTGGAAATGAAACCGGTGGTAGAGCTACTTTAGATATAACTGTTAAAAAATTGGATGTAGCTACAGTATCTCAAAAAGGTAATGTAGAATCGGGATTATAAAGGAATAAATAGAAATGGCAACACGTAATAGAAATATGAATTATAGATCTGCAAACCGCGCAGAACAGAGAGCTGTGCCGCAAAAATCGGCACAAACTTCTCGAGTATCGGTTGAACAGCAAGCCGAGCGATTAGCAAATCAAATTATCGCAGAACGTGATTTAGAACGTCGTATAGGCAGAAATGGTAAAGTATATTCTAGATTTGATACAATAGACGATGTTTTAGCAAATAATGTAGAAACTGTAACGCGTGGATTATTTTCTGGTAATACCGGTAGTTTAGTTTCGTTATTTACATCATCTAATTTAACTCCCGCGCAAAAATCATATTATCAAGAAATATTTAGCGGAGGTGATCCTAAAACAGTTACATCCGCAGCATCAGAACTTTCTATTGCATATGGTCATTATAACGGTTCTGGTTCTGCAGATACGTCTGGTAATTTAAATAATGATACACCTTCTAGAGCTATTTATAAACAATATGCACAAACATTATTAGCTCCTAATGATAAGAAATTTACTTTTAATAATGTTGATTCTGATTCTATATATGCGTTAAATTTTAATCGTGCAAGAGTACGAGAAAAATTAGACCCAGGTAATTTTGAAATTACATTAGCAGAAATGTCGGGTGGAGCAGCTGCTACTAATTATCAATTTCAAGAATCTTCGAGTAATAAATTTATACAAATTATTGATGATTCATCATTAACGTCTGCTACTGAAGGAGAAGCAGGTTTAGTTTATAATTTAATTTCTGGATCGTTGGATGGTGCCGGAATTTATAATGCATCAAGTCCAGTTTATTATGGATTATTATATCCACAACATGGTATTGCAATTTTAAATGCTACCGCGTTAGATACTGGTAATCCAGCTGGTGGGGCGTCATTAGGTACTCAAACAGAAGACGGTACAGAAGGAAATAATGCTTATAGATTATTTGCATCAATATCATCTTCAAATGCAAATACCGGTGCCGGTGTTAATGGAGGTATCCAGGCTAGATCATCAGAACAAGTAAAATCAACATATTATTTTGTTAGAGCTAAAAATGCAGAATATAATTATTCAAATAATCCAACATTTATTACAGGATCTCTTGGCCAATTAACATTTAATTCATTTAAGAATGATCCTCAAACATATATCACTTCAGTTGGATTATATAATGATCGTAGAGAATTATTAGCAGTAGCTAAAATGAGCCAACCATTATTAAAAAATTATACTCGCGAAGCATTGATTAAAGTGAAATTAGATTTTTAAAAATAAATGATATGATATGCCAATTATACCAACAGTTTTTCGACCAATACGTGCCAATGATTATCAACAACGTACCTTTAAGGCATATAAAAATTATCGTATAAATAGTACTGCATTTGTTACATCATCTGGATTTGTACATCATAATGGTGTTTACTTTAAACCTCCAATACATGTTAGTGATCCATCATATAATTATCCGGTAAATACGTTAGATGATACAAATCAACATGTAATATGGCATAGTTTAAATCATCGATATTATGCACATCCTCATGATCCAGTACGTAGTGCGGAATTAACAAATGCTTCATTAACTACAAAAAATTTATACAAATCGGCATCGGCATTAATATTTCCATTTAATGAAGTGGGTGAACGTGTTAAAGCTGGATCTGTAACCGGTATATTTACTAATGGACATTCATATACATTACAAGATGATGGTAATGGAAATTTACGAGATCATGCCATATCAACTTCTAGTTTTGCATCATCAAGTCGTAATATTTTACATTTATCTTTTAATAAAGAATTTGAACATAGAGGTCCTATCGAAACTCAATATGATACAACTAATTTTAATATTGTAGATGGCCCAACAGCAACCGGCGTTTCTGGAGTATATCCAATGGGCTATAGTTTTAAAATGAGCGATGATAATATTAATAATGCACTGATTCGAATACCACATGAAGATAAATTTAATCGATTTAATCGTACAGATGATTGGACTATTTCATTTTGGCATTATAACGCTTTTGGTAAACAACATCCGATAATATCAAAAGGTGGTATTCGAAAAGAAACATATCTAGACCCGATTAATAGTGTCATTAAAACGCGTGATAGTATAAGATTTATGCCTGGCATTACTGGTTCGTATGAAAATACACGTACACCGTTTATTATAGGAGTTCAGAAACATGGTAATGGTACGAGTGCTTCTGGTTCATGGAATTTACAAATATCGGATGGCACTGAAGTATTAAATATTTCATCATCCGGGGCTGATTATAAGTATACTGATTTAGGATGGAAGCATATTTGTATACGTAATTCTAATTCACTTTGTCAATTTTTTATAGATGGCATTGCTTCCGGGACATCTGGTTCATTACCAATTGGGGTTACCGCAAACCGCGATGATATTATAATCGGAAGGTTTATATCCGGAAGCCAAACAGCTGAAAACAATTCAATAAATAATTTAGCAGAATTACGTATGTATGATTATGCAATTTCTGATTCTGAAATTACTTCATTGTCAAATCGACATTATCTATCTGGTTCATTATTCCAGACTAACATCGCCGGCAATATATTTTATCGTACCGGAGAAATGGTAGTATCATCTCCAATGTCAAAATATAACACTGGTTCTGGGGCATTTGGTAATACGTTTAATGTTTCATATAAAGGAACTCATACAATATATGAAAATGAAGTTTTGGTAAGAGTACCAAAGGACCAATTTAATGTTTCAATGAATCCTAGTGCTACAATTACACCAGCAACAAATAAAATATTATCAGTATCAGAAGAAAAAAATTCATTACCTGGTGATCATCGTAAATCGATGTTTATTTCTGGCACTGTATCTCCTTATATTTCTACTATAGGTTTATATAACGATGCTGCCCAATTAGTCGCAGTTTCAAAGTTAGCTCAGCCTATTCAGAAACGAGATGATGTGGATATGAATTTTATTGTTCGTTGGGATTACTAGTATATTTATATTAAATAGGAATTAGTTATGGCATGGAGACGTAAATCTAAGATACGTGCGAACGCAATTAAACATGGTTATAGAAGTGGATTTGAACATCGAGTATCAGATCAATTAACAGAGGCAGAGATTAAATATGGTTACGAGGATACAGTAATACCTTATATTAAACCGGAAACAAAACACACATATACAATCGATTTTACTTTACCAAATGGTATTTTAATAGAAACAAAAGGTAGGTGGGTGTTAGAAGATCGTAAAAAGCATTTGTTAATTAAAAAACAACATCCAGAATTAGATATACGAATTGTATTTCAATCAGCTCGTACAAAAATCAGAAAAGGTTCTAAAACTACATATGGAGATTTTTGTGATAAACATGGAATCCCGTGGGCGGAAAAAAGTATACCAGAAAGTTGGTTAAAAACTTGACCTTACGAAATATTTTTGATATATTCAATTATAATTAAATTTTCATGAAAGTTAATCTTGAAATGAAACATTGTT